TCAAATAGTCTTAGGTTTTTTATTTTAATTTTTTTACCTGATGATACACTAGAACCTACAACAATACGAATTTGATTTGCAGTTATTGTAGTTTTAGTTGGCATTGTTTTCTTGTATGCCCCAACTGTCTTATTTAAGTTTAGTTCACCACCTGATAAATCGAAAGCGCTTGTTGTAGATAATGTAAACCCATCACTTGATGTAAAGTCAGAATACACTACTTCATATAACAAACCATATGTTATACTAGGTTTTGCACGAATAGGCAATGTTGCAGTAACAGCTGTACTCCCGTTTGCTGTAAATTCAAGTCCTGTTTCATCAGCAACAGCCCCAGAACCAAGTTCCCATTCTTCCCATGTAATTGGATTGTATGGAATTAGGCTATCGGGGTACTTCTCAACATTGTAATCAGGGTCAAAAGGATATTTTATATTTAGTTGTGAACCAGTTAGATTAGGAAAATCATTAGCAAATTCTGTTCCATCTAAAAGCTCAAATAGTCTTAGGTTTTTTATTTTAATTTTTTTACCTGATGATACACTAGAACCTACAACAATACGAATTTGATTTGCAGTTATTGTAGTTTTAGTTGGCATTGTTTTCTTGTATGCCCCAACTGCCTTATTTAAGTTTAGTTCACCACCTGATAAATCGAAAGCGCTTGTTGTAGATATTGTAAACCCATCACTTGATGTAAAGTCAGAATACACTACTTCATATAACAAACCATATGTTATACTAGGTTTTGCACGAATAGGCAATGTTGCAGTAACAGCTGTACTCCCGTTTGCTGTAAATTCAAGTCCTGTTTCATCACCAACTACACCATCATCAAGTGTCCATTCTTCCCATGTTTCAGGGTCATATACCAACAAGTTCTTAGGTTGCTTAGCCAAAGCAACAATCTTTAATGCACCTTCATCTTCTGCTGAACACTGTTCATAATAATCATTTTCTACTGAAATTAGTTCATTAATTTTTGCATCTACAACATCAGAAGCAATTGTTGGTACTTCTGATTGTAGTGCTGTATTTACCGCAGATTGAATCTGTGCAGGGTCTACTTCACCACCAGTAACAAACTCCTGCCAATTGCTATTGCTAGTACCTCCTACAAGCTGATATATCTTGTCTCCAACAACATTAACAAGCATACCAACCTTGCGTCTGTTAGCAGGGATAGCGTTTCGTTCGCTTATGCTATTTACGCTTCTGTAGCCGCCTTGTCCGTATTCTTCAAGATGGGTAGCATAAGTATCTGCACTATCGTTAGGAGCTACAGGACCAAATATTCCAACTGAATTAGGTATCTTAGCCATTTATATCCCTCCTTACGATACTATTAAGTCAAGTGAACCACTTGTTTGTACAGTTACTCTATAACCCTTGAGGTTTATAGATACACCGAATTCATTTGTGATACTTATTGTAACAGATGATTGCATAGGTACATCAAAACCTCCACTTTTAAACGATGTGGGGTTGAACGACTCTGGCACGTATAACCATTTATAAGAATTGTTTACAGCACCAAAGCTATAAGTTCCGCTTGCATTGGCTTTAAGCTCTTTTGTCATAGCTTTAATTTCGTTTTCAGTTAAACCCGAAGCCTTTGAACTACTGCCATAAAAAACAGGATAATACCAGTTGATTGTTCGAGTTGAGCTATTAACTTCTTTATCATTACCATCAATGCATCTCAATTGGTACGACTGAGTTCCAGGCGAGTTTTTCTTGATATTCAATCCTGTTTTAGCATAATTCCCGCTAGCTTGTGAAACGGTATAAACATCAGAATTGCTTGAAGTATCTCTTATTTTTGCCGATTTTGCACCAGCAAAATTACTGATATTCCAATTAAACTGTACTTGTGTAAGAGTATCTCCAACCTCTAAAGGCCCTGTTGGTGATATTGTGAATGTAGATATTGAAACAGGATTGACTAATGCTGAAACACTTGATTGCAATGCAGCTATTGCTTCACCTGCACCGCCTCCGGGTATTTCACCACCTAAGTTCTCTAAAGCATTCTTAATTTCCTTAACGTCTTTTGCATTTCGTCTTCCCATTATTCTTGCATATGTATCAGGCATTTGTGATTCCTCCTTTCTCCCTGAAGGATATTAGTTTGCTGTGTCTTCTGCAAATGTCTTGCTTGTTGCAGGATCAACATTATTGATATTGATAGCAACAAAAGCTTGACCTCTGACCGGAGCTCCGTCATATCTAGCAGTACCTTTGAACACTGTTTGGTCCTGAATAAACTTCACATGTTCACTAACTGCTAACTGGCTTCCTGCTCTTTCAGCCAATAGATATAACGAACCAAATCCACCGACAACGTCTCCATCACTCATAAATGGCAATTCAACAATATCTCCACCTTCTATAGGCATTGTTGAATTCATTCCTGCAACAATAGTTCCTGCTGCATTTACGGTTATTGAGTTTGCAAGAATAGCCATTCTTGTTTTTCTGTTCATTGCCCAGAAAGTATTTGTGCCGTTGCTGTGTGCAGGGTCAGCAATACCTAAGTTTTTCATCAACTCTGCAAAGAATTCTTCAGCAACATAATCGTTCATATCTAGCTTTTTAATATTGCTAGTGCGAAGATCTACCCATGCAGGAGCATTTGCATTCCATCCCGCCGGTTCAGATGCTTGAGCTAATCTTGTAACGATACCAAGAGGCATTTTAACGCCAGTTCCATAGAGAATAGCTTTGTCAATTGCTAAACCTATTGCTTGACCAATTCCGTCTAGCAATTCATTTGCAAGGTTAATGTCGCTATCTTCAAGAGTTGAATTTGGTACAGCTACATAACCACCGACTTTATAGCCATCGACCTCAATTTGGTTGAATAGAAAATCCAACTCATTAAGTACTCCAACTGCTTCGGTCCATATTCCTTCTGGCACTGAACCCATAACATTTTGGCGAGCGTTTCCTGCCACTGGTTTTAATCTTATTTTTGTGATAAGTTTGCTGTATCTGTACATATTGTCACGCAACAAATCCAGCATAATTTCTGGAATTGTCAATTCTGCGCCAGACACAGCTCTTTTTTGTCCCTTCAAACTTCTTACTTCTGTTAAAAAATCCTTAATATCGGAACGAGAAACAATTTCTCTAAGTTCTTCGCCGAAAAAGTTTTTAGCTCTCTTATTCATGATTCCTTCATCCTTTCTTTCTTGAAATTGGTCGCTTTTTTGACTTCCTGCTCCTGAGCCTGCGGATCTGTTGTTGATTTCTTCAAGCTCTTCCTGGAGTTTCTGGATTTCGTCTTCCAGCCTTTTCTTTTCAGAAACATGAGTGTTCTCCTCTTCTTCAAAAGCTTTCTGCTCTTTCTCGAATTCCTCAACTTCGGAATCAATAGCTTTTTTGTCATCCTCCGAAGTTTCCTCAGTAATTTCCTCAATAGCAGCTTCAAGCTCTTCTTCACGCTTTTGCAATTCAGCTTTGCGTGTAGCAAATTCAGCATCTTTTTCGCTTATAGCTGCCAACTGATTCCTGAGATCCTTTATTTTTCGAGTTAACAAAACTTGTCTTAGCATAATTTTTTCAACCTCTCTTTCATTCTCTTTTTCCAAGCATCTACTTGGCGTTTTTTGATATTTTTATAATCTTTTTCTCTTGCTTGGACGGAAGTGTCTTTATAGGCTGGGAATGTTACAACTGATACTTCGTAGAGCTTCACTCGCTTAATTGTCCAATGAACTGCTCCATTTTCTTTGTATTCTACATTCTCGTCAAGAATATCAAACCCAAATGAACACTGGCTAACATCTCCACGTTCTACTCTGGCATATAGATCCATGGCTTGCTGGTCTTTTTGGTTAATCTTAATACGTCCCCACAAACCACGATTATCTAATTTGAGCTCAAGTGTACCAACTGTATTACGTCCAAGCACTAATGTTGCATCATGATTAACTAATGCCCGGATGTCATCACCTAAAGCATCATCAAAAGCGTGTTCGTCAATGCTTTCCGTTGCTCCCGGCCAAAGTTCGTATATTGAATTAAATACTGAAAAATATCCTTCGATGTATTTCTCATCATTTGATTCTGCTGCTCTGAACTGTGTATCATGGCTTCTTGTTTGCCATATTTCTCTATTGATTTCCTTCCCCATCACCTTCATCACCCCCTATCAGTTTCTTTTGCTTTCCCAGCATGTCGGCCGGTATGTAATTTTCAAGTGCCAGCAGCTCATTCATTTCTTCATCCGGACTCATACCGACCCAATCACGCCACTCGTTTCTTCGCATCGCCATACGGTCAACCATAGCAGAACCGGCACTGACAATATCCTGCAAGCTGTATGATAACAAACTGCGAGGATTGAACTTCCAATACAATTCCGGTGAATATAGAAGTTTTCTAGTCAGCTCTTGCTCTATAACTTTTGCCTTCCCCATGATCCTCGAGCTTATGAAGTTGTTGTACTCTTCCTGGTCAAAGTTTCCGACTCCAACTAAAAAAGGCGGTACTCCGAATATCCCGGCAACCGTCCTTTTATCTAACTCAAGATTAGTTTTTATGGCCAAATCGTTCAAAGTTAATGGCTTAACTTGCTCTACCGAAAACATTTCGGCCGGAATAAACCAGGGCTGCCCTCTTTCGCTTGCATCGAGATATTGAGCTCCTAGTTTTCGCCTTCCATCGACGCTTGAAAACTCGTCTGTTAATCCGTCAACTTTTACGATTATGCTTGGTGTAGGGCTTTCAAGTATTGCTTTTTTGGTAGCATTAGCTTGCTTTATACCGCTTACAATATCTTTTAATACTGCCCTATAGCCGGTACCGACCCAAGGCCGTTCAGGATCCGGATTGATAACAAAGTGCAAAACCTCTTCAGGGTCATAGTATCTATCTATGTACCTGATTTTGTAACCGTTGTCGGTGTCAATAAAGCTTACTCCTGACGGTTTGAACGGCTCAAGGTTATCTATCAGTCCGTCCGGCGTAACTCTAACATAAGTTACCTGATTCCCATCTCCCTCGAGCATCATTGTCCAAACAATGTTATATATGAATGCCTTTCGAGTCATAAGCCGGTTAGGTTCAACATCTATTTTCCGACTCAACTCATTTTTCACTCTCACATCACCCTGTTCGGTATTCTGCATCAAATATAGCGTCATATTGCTAATTAAATCAGCATATATATCAACGCACATTCGAACTTCTGGACAATTTGATAGTTTTGTATATCGCGAAGTCGTGAGAATGTTATAGGCATCTGGCGAACACAACCAAACAGCACTTCTTTTTTGCATAGGTGCATCTCTTGTTTGATTGTTTGGTCTGTTTCTTTTCTTAATCAACTAAACCACCCCTTCGCACTTTGTGCTTTTTCAAGATTTTCTAACATTCGAACACATGCAAAAACGGCCGCATCAAATACGTCAATGCGTGCCGTTTCCTCAATCTTCTCATACTGTATCATGTCGTCAGTTTTCTCGACAGCTAGAACGTTTTGAATACAATACTCAAAAGGCTCTGCTCCAAAATAATACAGCTGATTACTTTTTGCTTTTTTCTCTATTCGTCTGAACCCTTCAGATTTTTTGTAAAAATACTGAGGTTGGTCAACAATTTGAAATCCTGCTTGCTTCATTCCTATAAAATATTCACGACAAAATTTTCTATCGTGACCTATTTGCTTTATTTTGAACCCATCTTTTTTGAGAGTTTTATACCAGTTGATAATTTCTGCATGATTGACAACCGGATAATTGCTCATTGAAAGCCAACCATCGTCCATCCATCCAAAAAGCGGTATATTATCCTCTTCTGCTTTTCTCTGTGCCATAACAATAGGGAACCAACAATGCGGCAATATTATATCAATTTCTTCATCTACGATAACTTGCTGCCCTTCATCGTTCATGATTTTTATTTTCCTTCCAGTTTTATAAGCACCGTAAAGAGCTCCAGCTGTCAAGTCGTGCATTTTTGAAAGGTCAGAACCACCAAACCAATCAATGTTCAAGCGACATACATATTTAATTTTTTCTTTCAATGACCATTCTGGCTTTATTCCTATAATTTTTTCAGATACCTGGTTACTAGTTTGGAACTCAGTAACATCAAAGTAAGCTTTTAATGCAGCTGTATATACATTTAAGGATTTTGCAAAAAAGTCTTTTCTTTGCTGTGGGTCATTTTGTGCTTGCATGGCATCGTTCATAATATCTTGTGGCCTTATTGAAACTCCATAGGCCGGATTCGCCATCTCATGAACCTTGGGATTTGTATAATCGATATTGCCTTTCTCATCCGGATCCGCTTCACAAATAAAAATAAAGTACTGTTCATCTTTAACGGTACCGTCCAGAACTTTCTTGCAATACTGCAGCCTTTGATAACAAAATGAATTCATGTTATCTCCGGCTGTTGTAATACCTATCATAAGTTTATTCGTATAAGCTTTCATTGCCTCTTTAAAGAGATTATATTGTTTTGGTTTCTTGAAAGCATGAATCTCATCGGCAATAGCAATATTACAGTTAAATGAGTCCTGTGCATCCGGATTAGCTGCTAAAGCTCTAACAAAAAACATTCCATCTTCAAACTCTGCGGAAATGGAATGCTCGTTATTATTGTCTATAATTCTGAAGGTGTCCTCTTCACCCATGTTAATAATGTTATACTTGATAAAATTAAAACTCTCAAGCGATTGTGCTAACGCTGCAGCTACGATATAAATTTTTGAACCCGATTTTCGGTACAATAATCCTAAAGCGTAAGCTAATGCTCCCGCAAAAGTTGTTTTGATATTCTTTCGAGGTTTGTATATAAGTGCCTCATTAAATCTTAATATATCGGTACCCTTATGATAAAATCCCACTAAATTATAAACAATAAATTTGTGGAATGGCTCTAATAAAAAAGGAGTTCCTCTTAGCGGAGTACCGTCAAGTTTTTCTCCCTGCTGATGACAAATTGTTTTTTCAATAATTCCAATAACAAACTCGGCATTTTTTGGTCTAAAATCATATTCAGTATTTTCAAGGTCATTCAAAAACCTTTGACACCCCTTTATCCTGTATTTGTTCGCAATCTTTCTCCCACTGACTATATCCTTAGCATACTGCAGCACAACATCATAATTCGGATACTTATTCAAGACTCTTCAATGCCTCCGCTAGTAAGCTTTTCTTTTTACTTTCTAGTTCTTTTGTACGTATCTTTTTAAGGCCAGCAGGAGTTAGGCCAAACAAATTTTCAAGTTCTGTTATCTCACGCCGCATACTTTCTATAGCCTGGTATAATGCAGATTTTCGCTCATTAGTAGCTCCGGCTTTATTAGTATACTCCTCTGTGACTTTACATCCAGACTTATACCATTGCTTCATAATTATTTCAAACTGCATCCTCATTTCCGCATATCTTGTTATTGCAGGAGAGAATTCTGGCTTGTATGTCCCCAACGATTCCATATCTTTAACTGTCTGATCAAAAATCTCTGTAAATCTGTCATCATGTAGTTTTTTTAGTTGGTTGGTCTTAGTCTTGGGATTAGACATCCTCGATTCCCCCCTTTTTAAAAAATTTTGCAGAGTTGGAAAAGGGGCTGCCCCTTCGGTCCATAAATATATAGGCCTCTTAAAATTAAGTGGGGGGGATTATTTCTCCGACTTTCCTCACCCACTTCTTGCCCGTTTCCGTCAGCTCGTCAGCATCTCTATTGTGCATCTTCTCATGACAAGCATTGCAAAGTGAAATAAGATTCTCGCTCACTAGCTTTAGGTCTGGCCGAGCTTCGATAGGATGAATGTGATGTACAGTTGTTGCTTCCGTTGTTTTGCCATATCGCATACACTCCCTGCACATATAACCATCGCGTCTTAATATTGCTTGACGTTTTCTCTTCCATGCAGTAGTTTTGTAGAAATTCATGTACTCACCTCAAATAAAAAAGAGCCCGAAGGCTCAAAATATATTATTTTTAAAGGATATATGTCTTTAACTATGGAAGATGTATGTGAATATTCGCCCTCATTTTCCAGTTCCTGTTCGATTTTCTCCAGCTCATCAACAGTTAATTTTTCTGGTTGCTTTTGACCTACAACAACATCTTTGTACATTCCAAAATGCTTGCCGAGCAGCTCTAAAGCCTTCATTTTATCATGTAATTTAATCTTCTTGCTTCTCCCATGGGCGGTAGCTGTGTTAGAGATTTCAGCTATTACCTCACCGTCGACTTCATCATATGCCTTGAATCTAATCTCCCCGTCATCATCGTACTCAAGATAGTCTTTAATATCAGCTCCAGCTATCTTTGCGAGTTGTTCAAGTACAAAGTCCTGGTTGATTTCAATGCGTTTTTTACGCTTTTCTATCTCCTCTTGTATAGCCGTTTGTATGTCAGGTTTTGCTAAGTTTTCCGACGCTATTGACCTGGCCGAATCTTCGCTATAACCTGCTGCTATAGCCGCCCTTGTCGCATTAAAATCAACAATATATTCTTTTACAAATAATTCCTGTTTTCTTGTCAACTTTGATGCCATAACATCACCTCCAAACAATAATATAAATCTAACCACATATCTATCACCTTTTTCACATAATAAAAAACAGCCTATTTCTAAGCTGTTTCTGGAATATATATTAACTTATCTCATTAGCTTATCTTCTAGAGTATTTAACATT